CAAACCCGGACATTTTCGTGATATTTACCAAAATAAACCAATAACATTAATTAAGACATTTTATCCGAATATATTGTGGCCGGCGAAATTTCGCTGGATATTCGCGCAAATATGGCTTGGCAAGGCGGGAAAAAAAGTTATAATCACCGGACCACGCGGTGGAGGCAAAAGCGTACTCATGGGAGCGCTTGGATTCGCGTTATGGTATTTGCGCAAAGCGTCAGTTGTAGATATGGGCGGATCATTGGCTCAAGCTAAAATCGTATACGGTTATTTTTCAAGCATAATTTATAAAATTAAAGCGGCATTGCAATTCTGCAAGAAAGACCCATTACAAGAACATACGGAGAGTATAGACGGAAATTATTTTAAAGCTTTGCCGGCATCGCCAAAAGCAGTGCGCGGACCTCATCCCGATGTATTACTTGCCGATGAGGTTTGCGAAGCCAAGGACGAAATTATCGCGGACGCATTGCCAATGGTGACATCAAGCGAAAATCCGCTAATTATTTTAACAAGCACTTTTCATAAAATATTCGGCGCCTTTCAAGAGATATGGGATCAAGCGGATGAATTGGGTTACACTCGATTTTCTTGGGATATTTTTGATGTGACGAAGAGTTTTGATCCGGAAATATGGAATGATCCGGAGCTTAACCGGCTTATCCCGGATTTGCACAAGTTAAAAAAATTGGCGAATGGCAGAACGGGAGATCCCTATGGCTGGGTCATGATAGAAAACATAATTGACGCATGGCAAGGAAAACGAACGATAGACTGGTTTTTGGTTGAATTTATGGGAATACGGCCAAGCGCAAGCGGTTTGGTTAACGATCCGGTAGATGTAGAGGCGGCCGTATTTGATGATTTGGAAAAAAACAAGTATAATTATATTAAGGGCGCGGAAGTTGTCGGTGGAATAGATTGGGGATTTTCAAGCATGACGTCAAATGTCGTGTTAATGAAACATCTTGACGATGTTAAAGTTCAGTTAGAAAATAAAAATTATACACAAGTGGCAAGCGAGATTATTATTTCAGACGCTTGCGACCTAATAGAAAAATTTGGAATTAAAAAATATTATTGCGATAGCGCCGGTAAGTTTGAAAACGAAGCGTTTAAGCGCGAAATAAAAAAACGAAGATTAAGCTGCACGATTATTGAAGTTGTCTTCTCGGTAGAAAAAGACTTCATGCTGGGAAATTACCGCGCGCATTTCCAAAGGCGTAAAATTAAAATACCAAAAAGCTGTAAAGAAGCTAAATGGCAGCATAAACGTTATCGCTATATCCCGGGAACAAATAAGCCGGCAAAAAAAGATGACCATATACCAGACGCGACTATGTGCGCTTTACAACATTGGCCACTTGGCAAAGTACCGGCGAATTTTAAAGATATACCGGCTCATGACAAAGATGTATTGCCGACAATCTCCAAGGGGCTATTAGATAAGGATTTTTAACAAAAATATGCTATAATAAAATATATGCCAACTCGAAAAGAAAAAATAAAAAAACAAAGCGTAGAACTTGGAGCGTCCGGAACAGATATTTTCGCCGGAATAATTACAGAGGAATATAATGCGGAGTTATCCGGTGTTGCCGGAATCAAAATTTTTGATAAAATGAGAAGGTCAGACGGAACAGTGCGCGCCGCCATGACAGTAACTCAATTACCGATAAGGCGAGCCAGTTGGATTGTTAAGACAGCCAGTGAAGACGAGAAAGATATTGAAGTGCGTGATTTTGTAGATCGCGCTTTGTTTGATGAGATGAGTATTACTTGGGACGATTTTCTAAGGCAATCATTGTTGATGTTGCCTTTTGGCGTTATGGTTTTTGAAAAAGTTTTTGACATAAAAGAATTTAACGGAAAAAAATATATTACTTGGAAAAAATTTGCCCCACGCCTACCGAAAAGTATTACAGCATGGGAAACAATAGGGGGGAAGGCCGGCATACAACAATTAACTTCAAGCGGACACAGCGCGTCAATTCCCATGGAGAAGTTGCTTGTATTTGTTAACGAGATTGAAGGCGAGAATTGGTGGGGAACTTCATTGCTCCGCGCCGCTTATAAGCATTGGTATATTAAAACAAACCTTGAAAGAATTGACAGTGTAGCGCACGAAAGGCAAGGTCTCGGAGTGCCAGCTATTGAAATGCCCGAGGGTCACACATCAGAGGATGTAACACAAGCTAAAAAGATTTTAAAAAATTTACGAGCCAATGAGCAAGGTTATCTTTTGGAAACCGAAAAATTAAAAGTTGAATTTAAGGACATGAAAGCAAACACAACCAGAGATCCGCATAAAAGCATTGCATATCATAACAGGGAAATAGTTTTGTCGGTTTTGGCTCAATTTTTGGATCTGGGAAGTAATAACAGCGGAAGTCGCGCATTATCGGAAGACCATACAGATTTATTTCTGCAATCTTTAGAGGCAATAGCGAATAATATTAAAAATGTTATTAATAAATACGCGATTAAAGAACTCGTTGACCTTAACTTTGACAATGTAGAAGTTTACCCTGAGCTTGATTATGCCGGCATTTCAAGAACAGACGCAGAAAAATTATCAACAGCATATCAGCGCTTTGCTCAATCTGGAGGAATTAAGCCAACTGAATCAGACGATCAGCATATACGTGGATTACTCGGTTTGCCGGAGAGAACGGACGACGATAAAACAAATACAGAAGACAAGAAAATTGATGACGAATTAGACGATTTAGAAATGTCGGATTTTAAATTAAAAAAAAAAATCAACCAAGAAGAAGTTAATCAGAAAATAAAAAAGAAGTTAGCAACAATGGATATGGCGGAACAGCTTGATTTCGTGTATAATAAAATTGAAACAATACAGAACTTTAAAAAGTATAAACAATTATTCTCAATGGCGCTTATTACCTTGCGAGAACACGCGGATAAATTAGCTTGCCGTATATTTAAAGAAAATAATGATTTTGAAGGTTGGCGAAAACTAACCTTTGCCGAAAAAAAGGTTAATTTCAATGGCATTCAAAATAGAATGAATAAACTTGAAAATAACTTAAATAAAGAAAGCAGGGAACTACTAACCAAAGCAAAGGATGAATATTTAAAAAAATTGACATCGGCGCTGGAAAAGAAAGACGCAAAATTGATTAAAAAATTAGAGTTAAAGTTTACCAGAGAATATACGGCCATACTAAATAAAACAATGAAAGACGCTTATGATTTTGCTAAAAACAACGCGGCGCGAGAAATGGGTGTCAAACCACCATCAAGCAATGCTGATATAGTACGATCAATCAATATCGGCGCGGATACCATAGCGCATAAACAATCAGAACAAATAATCGCGGAAGCAAAAACTGTATTGGTTGATAGAATGGCAAAAGGTGAAAGCGTATCAAAAACAATCGGGGCTATTGACGCCGCTATCGTAAAGACGATTAAAAAGATAACCCGGGATACAAGTTCAATTATTATTGCCGGGCATATCAATCTTGGACGCCGAACTGTATTTGAAAAAAACGAAAAGAAAATATACGCATTGCAAAGATCAGAAATATTAGACAGCAAGACATGTAATTTTTGTTTAAGTATTGATGAAAGAATTATTAAAATGGATGATCAGCTTGGAAAAATCGGAACTTTCCACAGCAGTTGCCGGGGAATATGGGTTGAGATACTGAAAGACGAAGAAGAAAAGCCAAAAATTACCGGAGTGCCTAACAGTATAAGAGATAGAATAGGCGATGCGACTAACGAATTATTACAACCAAAAACGCCTATTATCAAGAAAAGCAGCGCGGCCGCAAAAGCGATAAATAAAGGCAAAGCAGGAAAATAGTTGTCAAATTTTTTAAAAAGTAGTATAATTGAAATATAAATAAAAATTTATGCACAAAAAGAAAACAATCAAAGAAATAAAACGCATGCCATTAATATTTCCGATTGAATTACAGTCTTTCTCAGAAGGAGATTTAACTAAAGAAATACAAGTATTGCCAGTCGGAAAATGGAATCATCCAGCCTATGGACCTATTACGATAACGCGCGAAGATATTGCGCAATTTAAAGAAAATTTTGACAAAGGGATTCGTAAGGACATCCCAATCACAGAGGGACACGAAACCTTTGGCGAAAAACCCGCAGTCGGTTGGTTTGTCGAACTAATTGATCGCGGTGGCAACGGTTTATATGCGACCGTAGAGTGGAATAAAGAGGGAAAAACCCTCTTGTCCGAAAAATCCTATAAATACTTTTCGCCCGA